GATCACCACTTTGCCCGGTAGTCCGTCGGGCATTCAGATGATCATGAAAACCTGGGTGAATGAAAGTGACCCAAGAAGCCGTTTTGTCATTGATCTGTTCTCGAAGGCCAAGGACGTTCAGTCGCAGGGCTCCTACTACGAGCGTGTGTTCAATTTCGCGGCTGGCAAGCAGGTGGAATTTTCGATCTGGGATGCACCGGACTGCGTTATCTCCCAAACGATAGTTTTCCGCGTCAAGTCCAAGTCAGGGGATCGACTCGTTGTAGGAACTGCGAATCGTGCGCCGCCAAAAGACGAACTCGTTCCTCAGGACAAGCCGCTGCCGCAGCGGATTCGCGTATTCGTTCCGAAAACAAATCCGGACGAGGGTGAGCCGGGCAAGTCGTCGGTGTGGTTCGATTCTGTCGCGGAAGCAGTTACCGAAAAAAGCCTCTGTTCAGAAGATGAAGTACGTCGTGCAATCGATAGCTTTGTTGGCCAACACGTAATCGAGCCGAATGTGCGGTAATAGGTTTAAAGGAAATTGACCATGACGACGCCAACTTCGGCCTCTCAAGCCGGTTCCACGCGAGTTTATGGCAACGAAGACGGCTCGACGACGGTTCGAACCGGCGGGACTGTCGCATGGCGCAACAACAACCCCGGTAATATCAAGTATGGGCGGAACGCCAAAAGAGCCTGGGCCGAGCGCGGCGGCCTTGCGGTCTGCGTCCGCGGCAAGGCTTTCGCTTCGTCGTCCGGGTTGCGGTGACCTTCAGTCGAGGTTTGTAATGCCCAAAATGTCGATTTTCGATCTCAAGGCCATGCTGGCCTCTGAGAAAGCCAATGCGCTTGCGGCGATTTCCGCCGCGCGGCTCGCTGAGGAGCGCGCCGACGCCATGGACTATTATCTCGGCGACATGCGCAAGGACATGCCGGCGCAGGATGGCCGCTCGCGCGCGGTCTCGACCGACGTCGCCGATACCATCGAAGGCCTGATGCCGCATCTGATGGACATCTTTGCCGGCTCGGACGAGGTCGTGCGCTTCGAGCCGGTCGGTCCTGAGGATGAAGCGGCTGCGCAGCAGGAGACCGACTATGTCAACCACGTCTTCATGCAGCAGAATCCCGGCTTCATGATCCTCTATTCCTTCATCAAGGACGCGCTGCTGTCGAAGGTCGGCATCGTCAAAGTGTGGTGGGAGGAGCGCGAGGAGGAAAGCCGCGAGACCTATTATGATCTGACTGATGATCAATTCGCGCTGCTCGCGCAGGCCGTCGTCGAGTCAGACGGTGCGATGAAGATCGTGGCGCATACCTTGCATGACATCGCAGTGCCACCGGAGAAATCCGAGACGACAAGCTGATTGCCGAACGTGAGCTCGCCGAGCCTTGGGCTGCTTTGGACAAGCTGAGATTTCTCGTCCAGGAAATGAACGGGTATCGCAAGATATCCAGGCTCTGGCCTCTCCCATAGAGTACGACCAAAATGCTGTACCGCTCTTTCATCCGCATTGTGACCGCAATTGCGCTTGGAGCGACAATCTCTGGGTGTAAATTCTGGCGGGAATTGTAGCCTGGCATAGAACGTCACTCGGAGGGATTAGGCGAGGGGCCGATCGCCGATTGTGTTCGAATGAATTATTGGCGCGACGACGAGGGCAAGCCCAAAAGTCACCTCGCAGATTGCTCTGCGGAGCATACCCCCGCGAGCGGGCTCTCTCGCGAGGGCGCCGAGGCGCTGGGCACGAAGTGCGCGCCAGCCCCGAGCACAGAATGCACTTATTCAGGCGAATACTGGACTCGAATTATTCGCCCTCCAAACGATCCTAGTGATCACACAAGGTACGTCGGAAACATTCAGGTGCGCTTCTCGTATCTGAAGCCACAAGAAATCGTCGTGCACGAGAGCTCGCACGCCGCTCCCGACGACGAATAAGCTGGTGAAAGATGGCAGATGGTCAATATCGAATCCTTAAGGTGCAGCTTCCGCTGGTCGGTGGCCTGGCTGCCGGCGGTCTCAATTCCCCAGCTATGCAGCGTAATGGCGAATTCGGATCTCTTGATCTTGTTCCTATTATGTTCTATGAAAGCTAACTGGCGATTCTCGCTACGTCAAAGGGCCCGCTGACGAAATTCAGCGGCATCGACTAAAGCTCATGGGTGTTGACGAACCTTGAGTTCGAACAGATGTTGGATGGGCCAGCGGCAGGAGGGTCCCGCAAGATCGCTGCTAATGCCGCTAGTCTTGGGCAGCCCGGCGGGTGCTTCATGTGCATCTTCGATATCCTGATCGATATGGTTGGATACACGGTCGCTCGCCTTATCTTGCCGCTTATTTCTTTCGGTAGGCTGTCCGTGCAACCGCTTAACGCGCCGAGAGAATCGTTCAACGCCTTTGGCTATCGCCGTGACGGCCGCGGACGAATAGAAATAGAGCAAACGATTGCGGGCTTTATTGGATTTGCCCTTTGCTTGGCGGCTTTCCTGGCGGTCAGTCTCTTGACCCGGGCGGCTCTCTGAGCGCCGCAGTCAAAGGGACCAGGTTGAAACGTCAGGTTGCGCAGTGCGACGGTGCGGCCGCGACGCTCCCGTCTTGAACCGTTCGAAAGTGGATACCCGCTCCGTCGATCGCGGCAGGTTGGAGTAGCTAAATGTGGGATTTCTTGGCACGACAGCTTCTAAAGGAAGCAGGACGAAAAATCGGCGGCCGCTTCTTCAACGATGAGGCAAATGGGCCTGAAGTCTACGCCGATCGGATAAAAAGAGATTTTGGCCTGCGCGAGTATGCCGATGCATGGGCGCTTTACGATTCGGACCGAGCCTATTGGGAACGATACTATGACGGGAGACCGCGCGAGCCGGATTGGCAGCAAACGGCCGTGCGCGATTCCGCAGCCGCAGCTGGCGTTCCCAGCCGAAACAACGTCTTCGAATACGGTTTTCCGCAGTCGGCCCCTGCGCAACCACGATCAGAAGGAGCGCCTCCAGTCCGGAAGTTGACCAGGCAATTCATGGGGGCGGATCAATCGACGATTGGGGGTGGCCGCGCTGGCGAAGGCGCGCAGCTTACAGGTGCTTATCCCTCAGTTCCAAGTTTGCCGGCGTCTTCGCCGCAATCAGGGTCCGGCCAGCGCTCGGTGGGTGTCTTCACTGCCGGCGCGTCTCCGATTCCATATGTTCCTTCTCCCCAAAACGCACCTCGCGGCCTTCCGGGCATGATGATTGATGCTGGCTACATCGATCCGAGGAATCCCGATCCGCCGCCGGCCGGCGGACTGGTCGGGCTGATCCAAGATTACTTGCGGAACAGCCCCGGCGCTAGCCATTAGCTGGAAGTTGCATTCCGCTACATTTCGCAACGAGCTTAAAACATGATCAGTCTTCCGCCCACGGTGCCGGCCACGCCGGCGCCGCCTCCCGCCATGCACGACGTCACCATCGTCACCACGCGCAAGCTTTCGCAGGCGAAGGTGATGGGCGTGCCGCCGGAAGAGTTCGGCATCGAGCGCGGCGCGCGTTCGATTCGCGACTGCAATTATTGCTTCCACGAGGTCGTCACTAAGTCTGAGGCGCAACTGATCGCGGAGGGTTTTGACGAGGAGCAGATCAAGTCGCTCACCGAATATACGGGGCTGACGGAGATCGAGACGCTCGCCCGCGACACCGTCGAGGAGCACTATTCAGTCAACATGGGCGGGCTCAATTCTGCCGCACGGCTGGTGCGCATCACCGAGCACTATGTGCGAATGGACTACGAAGGGAACGGCCGCCCCTGTCTTTACCAGGTGATCACCGGCGGCGATCAGGGCGACATCCTGCGCAAGGATGGGAAGGAGTGCATCACGCCCTTCGACGTGATGCCGTTCGCTGCGACCACGCCGGTGCCGGTCACGCATCGTTTTTTTGGCCGCTCGATCGCCGACCTCGTGATGCCGCTGCAGCGGGAGAAGACGGCGCTCAAGCGCAATGTGCTGGACAACCTTTATCTCAACAACAATCCTCGCGTCGAGGTCGCCGAGCAGAATGCCGGTCCGAACACGCTCGACGATCTCCTGGTGTCGCGCCCCGGTGGCGTGGTGCGCACCAAAACGCCTGGTGGCTTGAACTGGCAGGTGGTGCCGGATATCACCGCTTCTATCTATCCCATGCTGCAATATCTCGACGCGGAGCTTGAGACCCGCACCGGCCTCTCCAAGCAGAGCCAGGGCATCGACGCCAATGCGCTGCAGAACCAGTCGGCCACCGCGGTGGCGCAGGTGTTCTCGGCCTCGCAAATGCGGATCAAGCTGATCGCGCGGATCATGGCCGAGGGCGTTCGGGACATCTTCGCGTTGCTGCACGGCACGATCCGCAAGCACGGCCAGCAGCAACAGACGGTGCGCCTGCGCAACGCGTGGATCAATGTCGATCCGCGCAACTGGAAGACCCGCGACGACATGACCATCAATGTCGGTCTCGGCAGCGGCGGCAAAGCCGCCCAGTTTGCGCAGACCATGGCGATTGCGAATGTCCAGAAGGAGCTCGTTGCCGCCGGCAAGGTCAACCTGGTCGGCGATCGCGAGCTTTACAACACCGCGGCCGAGCTCACGCGGATCATGGGCCACAAGAACCCCGACCCGTTCTTCAACGATCCGTCAGCCATCAATCCGCAGACCGGGCAATTGTTGCATCCGCCGCCGGCGCCGCCCCAGCCGCCACCGCCGCCTCCCGATCCGAAATTGCTGGCGGCGCAGGCGAAGGCGCAGCTCGATCAGGCAGCAAGCATCCACAAGGCGCAACTCGACCGGCAGCAGGCGCAGAACGATGCGATCCATCAACAGGTGAAGATCCAGGCCGAGATCGAGCTTGCCAAGATCAAGGCCGGGCTTGATGCCAAGCTGTCGCTGCTGGATGCGCATCTAAAGGCCCTGACCGCAACGCAGAAGATGCAGCACGCGCAGGAGGAACATCGCATGGGCGTCGCGGAGAGCGCGCTCGGCATGGCGAGCCCCGCTGCAAGCCGTGATGCGGCGGGGCAGCAGCGGAGCGATCAAGCGGAGAAGCTCAATGACTGACGAAAGCCGGTTGCACGAGGCGGCTGCGAAAGCACTGCGCGCGCAGGAGCTGCTCGATCATGAGCTTCTTGCCGAGGCATTCGAAAGCCTGGAGAAGGGCTATATCGCGGCGTGGCGTCTCACGACGATCGACGAAACGGCGGGACGAGAGAAGCTATTTCTCGCCATCAACATCCTAGGCAAGGTGCGCGATCATCTGGCGAGTGTGGTGTCCAACGGCAGGCTGGCGGAGGCCGAGTTGAGGGAGCTTGCACAGGTGACGGAGCGGAAGCGAAGGTTCGGAATATTGTGAACTTCTGGCATCAACCGCAACCAGGGCGAGAATTGACATCGTTCGTTGTTTGTTCTAAGGTCGCACCTGATGCGTGAACGGTGACTGGTCAATTGTCGCAGGGACATCGGACGAAGTGGCTAACGTATCTTGCGCTCGCTGCCGTCGTTGGCGCGATCCTTGGATCCTACGGGTTCGAGTTTTTTTACTTGCTCTCCTCGACGACCGCGGATTGGTTCGGTTTGGCCGGTAAATTTTGTCTGATTCTGCTGTTGCTGCTGCCGATCGGAGCTTTGATCAAGCTTCGATGGAAATGGATAGCGATCTTCGCTGTCGCCTGGGTGCTGATATTCCTTCCGGAGCTTGGAGTTCTCGCGCCCTTTCAATGGCTGAGTGGTCAGGGCTTTCGCGTCCGTACACTTTTGGATCAGGACTATCTCTCCAGATGCCGCCTGACCGACGTTGTCGTCAGTGGCCAAACGCAGAAGGTTGGCTTTTGCGATCATTTTGATCACGTTAAGATGTGCGACTACGTCATGTACGACCCGACCGGGCAATTCGTGGTGCCTTCTTCACGGAGAACGCCGGAATGGCGGCAGGCGATTGCGGCAGTTGCTGCGAACTCGCTGGTGTCGCCCGACGATGATGCCCTGCATCTGTTCGGAAACTTCTATCGGGTTATGACCATAAGCGGCCCTGGATGCCTAAGGTGATCCTCTGGCGAGGATAGCTTTCGATCCGTCACCGAGAGGAACACTGGCGCGGCCCGCCGTTCAACAATGCGAGTTTTCTTGCGCTCGTGAAACGCCTCTCGCTCCGACTCTGGCGCAGCTACAGTCTCATTTTGCTTCCATAAGGAGTAGCGATTGGCAGATTCGATTTTCTAAGCCGCCGCCCAGGATCCGACCGTGAAAGGTGGGGTCAAAATAAACGGCTATGTTCCTACAAAATTCCTGATGCGTAACGGCGCATACGTTATGGACCCGGTAACGGGCGCGTCGCAGAAAGCTTTTCTCTTTTCCGACAGCTCAGGTGGCAACAAGACGGACGGGAAGGTGGCTAATCCCTATAACTACGTCGTGGTGCCAGCGAACTACCGCGAACAGGACGCCAGGAATTTCGGTACAATCTTAGCTGATACGTTGAAGAAAAAGGGATACAGCTCAATGCTCGAGCAGATGACCTCTGCATTCTGGCCGGGCGGCTCGGAAGAGCTTCAACGCAATCCCAGATGGGGCATCCCGCCGAACTCCTTCGTGCCGGCTTACACAAGCGCCGCCTCTGATCATTTCGGGTATGTGACGGCCGCAGCCGGCCTGCCGCGCGAGCTGGCGGAGTATGGCGGAGGGATGCACAACCTTTATAGCAAGCTATTCCACAAGCCGGACGTCGATGTGAGCGGCAAGTTCGGCCTGTCGAAAATCAATGAGGCCAATATCGCGCAAGGCTACGCCGCCGGCTTGGCTGCGGGTAATCCGCCGTCACCACCTTCGCCCTTCAAGGACTACGGATACCGCGCGCAGCCCCTCGGAACGCCTGATCAGATCGGCGATGGTCACGGCATCACGCCTTTTTCCGCCGGATTGGCCGGCATCGATCCCGACGAGCCGGTGCCGCCCAACTGGCCGCCGCAGCAAAACAGCCAGGTGAGATACCTCAGCTCGCAGCGCGTTCGCG